TGATCCATATTCTCAGATCCTCTATAAGCATTTAACTGAGCCACAGTAATCTTAGTAGCATTGTCTTGATCAATCTTATATTTAGTAAGATCAAGTTCAGCTTCTTTAAGCATCAGCTCTTCTTCCTTAACTTGATTTTGCATTTCAATAAGCTGCTGCTGCTGTTGATTTTCTTGCTCTTGCATTGCTTGCTGCTGTTCCAATCTGTTGTTTTCTATGTCTTGTAATTTGGATTTGATTACACTTAAATTGTCGCTAGTAAATATTTCAGCAGCATCTAATAATGATGCACCATTTTGCATAGCTGGCTGTACAAGACTCTTAAGTTGTTCAATGGCTTGACTTTCTTTTGTACTGTCAGTTACAAAAATATCAAAGTCTTCATATGACCAATTGTCATCCATTTGCAAGAATGTTCTAGTACCCTCATCAAATATATAATTTAAATACTTTTTATCATCCTTCCATGCAAACTTAGCACTGTCTAATAGCATAGACAACACATGTGTCTTAACCTGATTATGTAACCAAAACCATGGCTCAGTAATATGAGCAGATTGAACTACAGATCTTTCTACATTACCCACTAGCTCATTACTAGAAATAGATCCTTGTCTTTGCTTTGTTACTCCGGACAATTCAGATACCATTTCTTCAATCTTTGCAAGTAATTGAATGTACGTATTAATAGTATTAGACATACTTGCATCAATAGAAGTCCATTGATTGTATGGTGATGGTTTACCACCCTCTCTACCAGGAATGTCCCAACCTTCTTCGTATGGATTGACAAATGCTACACCAAGTGCCCCTAAGTAATGCATCCACTTATCTACATCTATACCCATACTCTTAGGTATTTGAGTAACATCTATTACAGGTATTTTTCCTTTGTCTCTAGCTATTGCCATTTCAAGACGATACCAAAGTATGATATACATGTATTGTAGTGGTTTCATAATAGCAACTAATGACTTGGCTTTAGTATTTGTATTACTATAAGCTGCACCAGTGTATGGTAATTTAGCACTATTTAAATTGTCTCCTCTACGGAATTGGTACTCTAATGGTTGCATACCAAAGTAAAGATCATCACCTGCTCTATATCCTTCCCATGCTTCAATAATCCATTTCCATTCAACATTGATTTCTTCCCCAGTAGGTTTATAGTATTCATCTACTTGTATTTCATCTGGCATACCTGTTTCAGGATCTATTATTGTAACAAAGCCTATCTTTTTGAGTGATTTCCAACATACATGATAAACTACAATATTATCTGGGTCTCCATAAGGATTATGATCTGGTAATTTATTGTATGATTTTAAGTTATAATGAACAAAATCATCTACTGGACTTTTATCTGGACCAAATCCTGCTGTAGGCTTTTGATCTACTATTTCTAACAATTCATTCAATTGCTTTTCATCCAGTTTATCATAAAACTGATCGTATATTTGACTCCAGGACATTAATGATCTATAACAACACCAAGATGCATCGTGAATGAATTCAATACCTTCTTCTGCAGGATATTTAAAATCTTTAGGATTGATTCTTTTAATAACTGGTTCGCCATTTCTAATTCCTATGTAATACTCTTCAAGTCCTGCAACAAGTGCATCTTTAAAGCCTTTCATAAATTCATGAGAAATGTTTTCTTTCTTAAGTAAGAATAATAAGCTTTGATATGCTGTTGTTTCTGCTGCATCTTTGTAATCCTTTGTTAAATACTTCTGTATTTGTTCTGGTGTTTGAATTTCACCTGTTTGTAATCCTTCTTGGAATCTAGCTTGATCTTCTGGACTTAACTTAGCAAGCATGGCAGCTTGCATATAATTTAATAACATCTGTTTAGCCTTATCCTGAACTTCACTACTAGCAATATCACTAGTACGACATACTCTAAAGTTAAATGGACGTTTTGTTTCTTCACCTAATAGTAAGTCTACTTTTGGTCGTATTATATTATAATCCTGTGCCATTGCTGGAAAACCATCATCCTGATTAAAAGGATTAGTAACATACTTTAGATCTTTTTCATTATAAATGCTATTATATAAATCATAATAGCTTTGCATTTCTTCTTCGTCTGGTATACTATCAGATGAAGCTATACCGGATATTCCAATGATATAATCTACGCAATCTTTACGCCATTCTTCAGTTTTCTTGCTGAGCGGTAATCTTTGGATAGGAAACGAGTTGACTGTTCTTTCCATATTAATTAGTAAACATAAATGTGGTTGTATTATTATTTAAAGGCATGAATGTAAATGAATCATCTGTATTCTTAAACAATGGTTTATCAAACAATCTCATTTTCTTTTCAACATCCTCTTTCTTTTTTACTTGTATATTATACAATTGTTCTCTATAGACCATTACCTGCATAAATGCCATAACCCTATCAAAGTTTCCTTTGTCATTATATTGAATAAGTTCTTCAAGGAATGGTTCAGATAGTACAGTATTTAAACCTAATTGCTTTTGATCTCTAAGTTCTTCCAGCCATTCTTTGATCTTACCTTCTCCCCAAAGTTTGATCTCTCTATTCATATGACATCCTTTTCGTCTATTTACTGTAGAATTATTAACAATATCTTTAATGATGTCTGGTTGATCAGCAAGTAAATGGCTACAATGTTTGTTATTGAAATAAGTAAATAAACCAGTGTTTTGGTTTTCTACCATTGCTTTTGCATTGTAGTAAATAAGTAACTTACGAACATTTTCATAAAACTCTTCAGCAGTTTTTGGCCTACCTGTATATTCTGCTACAATGATATCTGAATATGATTCAAAGTCTTGAAAACGTTTATATATAAAACAAGAACCTAATGAATTAGTACCTGATTGATCGTGATCATATGGGTCAATACCAGCTATATATAAACCAAATGGTGCATCTTTAACTGGGTGTTCCCATATAACTATTTTACCAGTAGGATCAGAATTCTTTGGTAATGGGAATTCGATTATGTCTCCTGTTTTCTGTATATTCCAAATTATCTCTCCATTAACTAGAGTAAGAGTACCTACTTGTTTATGATTCTGTAACTTAGTGTTAGTTCTTATCCTTGCTAATTGTTTTTGTAATTCTTTCTTTGGAAATATGTTACCAGATAATTCAGTAAATGCTTCTGCTGGGGATTCAGAGTGTTCTGCTACGTATCTATCTATTTGTTGAGAACTAGTGGCTTCTTTTAACTCTTCTTCACGTAAATTTAAAATAAACTGCCTTGCTTTATCATGAAGAGTGTTACCATCTTCATCCATGTACAATCGTTTACCTTTTTCATCACGTATATCCAAATTAGTATGTTGAGGTATAAAGAACCCACATTCTTTACTCTGGATGCCATCGTCCCATATATTCTCAAAACCTATACAGTTATATGATTTAGGATTATAAAATGCTTCACGTAATGTCATTACTGCAGGACCTTCATCACCACCAGTACCAAACATAATCATCAGACCAAAGGCAACACCATCTTGTTCTACGGATGGTCTAGCAATTTGCCATGCAGCTTTAAGTTCTGGGAAAGTACCTGCCTCTTCCCAGAGTATTAACATACCTGCTTTACCACGTACAGCATCTGGGTTATCTTTCAATGATACACCTATTATCTCTGATTTATAACCAACTTCAATTTTATTACCAAAATTATCAGTTACAATCATAGAAGCTCTACGACGCATACTAGTATTTACAGCTTGTCGTTTCTTACCCCACGCCGTGTTTTCATCTATAAAGTCCATGTAATCCCAGGCCTTAGTAAGGATACCATCATCAGTAAGATACTGTTTATTTGATGCATATACATAAGACTTAGAACCGGGTATTAAAAAGAAATTACGACAAAGCATAGAACCACCTTTATAGGAATAACCTTTACGTCTAGCTTTTGCTACACATAAGTGTTTGCCTTGATCCTGTGCGCTTTCAATAGCTTGAAAATAGTAATAGTCATAATCATAAAAGTCAGGAAATGCTAACTCTCTTACTTTAATTAGCTCTTCTTGACCTTGTTTATTCTTTTTATTTTTGTATACAATTCTTTGAATTGGGCAATAGTTTAAATAAAAATAGTTATACCCAGTGATGTAGTCCCCATCATCTGCAGTATAACCATTAATGCATCTATCGGCCTCTGTTTCCCAAAAATTGAAATACTCTGATGTACCTTTTGGGAAGGAACAATAAGACCCCGACTCTATATAAGTTAGCGCCGGGGTTCTGAATTTATTAGAATTTTTGATTTTCTTTGTGAAATCAATCATAAATTACTTTCTTCGTTTAAACAGGTTCTTAATTTTCTGCCATAAACTAGTTTTAGTAGTTTGATTATTTTCTGTTTTTTCATCCATGTGTGATATAGCATAAGCAGCAGCTTCAGCTAAATCTCTTTCTTGCTCTGCTTTCATGTTGTTATATACCTCAGTAAAGTCAAAAATAATCATTGTCGGTTTAGTATTCTTTTTACTAGTTTTAGTCTTAGCCATAATTGCAATTTCTTTAAGCCCTTAACGGGCAGGTTTTTATAATGTCTTTTATTGTGTCGTAGTTTCTACAACTTCTTTTTATTTTGAGTTGGCATATTTCCAAATATAACCATAAGCTTTATTTCTTCTTCCTTTACAGCATTCAGTAATATGACCTCTTCCATTTTTAGAAATACCTAAATATTCTGCAGCTTCCTTTATACTCCCCCACTCTTTAATAAGCTTAAAATCTCTAGTATATTGTAGTACCGGAGTACTTTGAGTTATTGCCATTTTGAGATTACGAGTACCATAATTTATATTATAAGATGCTGTACACCATTCAAGATTATCTACACGATTGTTAGTAACATCTTCATCTATGTGGTTTACTTGTGGTAAATTTTGAGGATTCTTTAAAAACTCTTTTGCCACCAATCTGTGTACTTTAGTTAATTTTACTTGACCGTTTTTAATTAAAGCTACTGATAAATATCCAAAATGGTTTTTGTTAAATTTAAGTAATTTTCCTTCTTTATAACGATGGTAGGATTTTACTCTACCAAAGTTACTTACTTCATAATAATTCTCATATCCTGAGACTCTTACCCAAACTTCTTCCATTTACCAATTCAAATGGGTTCATTTCTCCACCGCCTCTAACTTTGCTATTCTTAATCTCTTCTGCTCTTACTTGAGATTTAAGTTTCACAATAGATTCTATTACTCCGGCCATGTTCTTAGCACCATCTGTAAGTTTCTTAATAGAATCTAAATCCATTTCATCGTCTTTAGATAAGTGATAGTATTTAGCAGCACCTTCAAGTTTCAATAGTAATCCATCTAACATATACTCAAGTAAGGAGTATGTTCTACTTTTCCAACTATCTTCTGCTTGTATTACTATTTCTGGTAATTCATAGTTTTCATTTCCAAATAGTTCTTTCTTTAATGTAGGTTCTATTAGATCTCTCTCCATAGTTTCTACATAAGGAGAATCGTATTTGTTTTTAAGTACTATGTACCATAAATATTTCGTTGCTAAATCTTTATCTTTGAATGAATCCCAAAGTTTTTTAAATGGTGGAATGGCCAACATGTCTGGATGTATGACTACTTGTCCACCAACTATATCTGCTAAATTCATTTTTAGGCTTCCTTAACACAAGCTTCGCAACAATCACAATCCTTCACCTTACGATTTTGATCGTATTCTTTATTCAATTTATAATTATTATAAAAATCTTCATTTCTTATAATAACAAAATCTCTAACTTTTCTTCTATCTTTAACTGGTACTTCTTTTTCTCTATAACCAGCATAGAGAACCAAGATTACATCACCAGCTTTTACATCATACTCTTTTTCATTGGCTACAAAGGTACCATCTTCCTCAATTACCCAAGCCCAATCAATATTTAAGTAATGATTACTAATAGTATCAAAATTCTTAATATCGTTATCCTTCATTGTTAACAATGAGCTGCCACCTGTATAAATATACGTATTCATATTAATCTAAATTTATTTTAATGTATCTGTTTTTATAATGTCTATTCAATGCATCTACTGCTTCTTGTTTAGTGTAAAATGCATTAACATACTCTGGATTTTTACTGTACTGATTGATTATCTCCTTCAGTTGCTCCGCTTTCTCGTCCCTGTTCTGCATTCTCATTTTCTTCTTTATTATCAGTTGAACCAAATCCACCACCACGATCTTCACCTGCTAATTCCTCTACAATTACAGGCTCCATCTTCGGATAAGGCATTACTACTAACTGAGCAATCTTTTCACCTGGTTGATAGATTGTAGGAAGAGCATCTGTAGTAATCTTGAATTTAACAAGAATCTCACCTTTATAATCGCAATCTATAACACCTACTGCATTACACATTGACATAGATCTCTGAGAAATAGACGATCTCATAAAGATCAAACCCACATGACCTTCAGGAATCTCTACTGACAAACCTGTATGATATACTAATACTAACTTACCGCTCTTATCAAATTCCTGAGTAAAGGAAATTGCTGTTAAATCTAAACCAGCATCATTAGGGTTAGCATAACTAGGTAATACTGCGTCTTCTTGTAATTTCTTAAATTTTAATTCCATATTATTTTCTTACTATATTGTGTCCTAATATTATTTCTGTCATTTGAGCTGCTAAGTTTGCAGCATAATCTTCTGCAAATTGACTACGATTCGTGTCCTGTAGTATCTGTCTTAGATACAGTAGTATCACTTGTTGATTCAGTAGTATTTGGTCTAGTTTTTCTTCCATGTTTTGCATAATATAACATTGCTAGACTATTCCAACACATATGCGCAAGATGGTGGCAGCCTGTTTCTGAATCTATTTCATTTCCTTTTTCGAATTCACACAGATGACGTAACAAAGCCGCTTTATATCTTTGATAACCGTTCTCTAAATTCTGCCATGTATTTTCTCCATACTTCTTAGCTCCTTCTGTATATACTCTGGCAATATCTTCGAGACAATCAAGAGGCATTAATTCCCATCTTGTTTTGTCATCTTTCTTGTCATTCTTTTTTCCTTCCTTTTGCATTCTATAAAATCTTCAAGTTGTTCCACACACCAAGTAACTAAATAAGCATATTGTTCATTTCCTTCATTATATCCTTCTGCATTCATTGATAAATAATCATATACAGCATCTGCATAATGGATTGATTCATGAGCTAAAGTAGAACAATGGAAATCATCTAGTACTATTAATATACCAACAGCTCTAGAATATTTCTCTCTGACCAAGAACGTAGCTCCCGTTACACTACTTAGTTTGGGACGATCTCTTTCTGGTTCATCATTTCTAAGTTCTTTGGTAGTAAGAAAGAAATCAAAAAAATCACAAGCATCTTCCCAATCATCCAGAGTAGTAACATAAAGATTTACAGGATATAGATTTTGATATAAAAAAGCTTTAGTTGTTTTGTTTTTCATTCTCTCTGGTTTTTTCATACTTTCTTTTTGGTTTGATTTTGAATAAATACCCAAACATTATTGTTTTAGTATCTTCATCATTTGAAATAACTCTGTTTGCAAATTTAAATGGATGATTACAAATTACTTCTACTACTTGATGTGGAATATTATATTTATTTGCTAATTGTATATAGATATTAGAAGTTTTTTCCTTTTGAATCATATACTATTCTATAGTATTTATTTTTAAGCAAACCATCGATTGTAAATGATTCTACGTCTATTGTAGAAGGTCTAATTATATTTATCACACTAAACACATCCTTTGTGTCGTTGTTCATCATAACGTGTTCTACTACTTCTAACTTAAGAGCTTTTTCTTCCTTTTTACTATATGGTTTGATAGGTTCTAAAATTATATATCTATCTTTTTCTTTTACTTTGATGTTCGTGGTTTCTACAAACATAGAAGAATTTCCAAAGTAAAGAGTATACTTATTAAATGGTAATTCTTTTCTCATTAAT